GCGTACGCTGTGACGTCCTGTTTTTAACAAAGCCAAACAACAGCCTGCATATGTAGTTACTGCATCTGATAAAACGATTTTGTGATTTACAATTAGATGAGAGTGGACATGTGTTTGTTTACCCACTTCGGCGTTCCCGGAAGCCCCTTTTTAGGGGAGGTGTCAGTTGGTCACCAATTTCACGAAATATATTGTCCCTTATAGATGTAAAGGATGATGAATTTACCCATCTACTGAAACAACATATCAAAGAGTTTCGTGCGATTCTCCTATAAATCGCACCTTTTCATTCTCCCACTTAGAGATTCAATCTCTTGAGTTGGAGGATGGCACTGCCCGGGTTCAGCAACAGCAAAATTTAAAATTTGCGGATGCTGGCTTGGGCAATTATAGTAGTACTCCGATGGTTTCTTATAAGCCTGATGTGGATGTGTCTGCTGGTTTAGGTAGCTTCTTGGAGCGCCCTGTTGCCATTAGTACATATTCATGGGCTGAGGGATCTTCTACTACACTTATGACGCAGTTCAAACCTTGGCAATTATTTTTCAATACAACTTCAATAAAGAATAAGATTACCAACTTCGCACGTTTACGTGCTAAGTTACATTTAAAGTTTGTTGTTAATGCATCTCCATTTTATTATGGTGCGATGCGCGTCGCTTACTGTCCTATGGACGGTGGCGCCCGTGACATTGTCCAGAGTACTGCAGGTGATCAGATTAAATTTTCGCAAATGCCAGGTGAATTCATTTATCCCCAGGATATGACCTCCATTGAGATGGAACTTCCATTTCTCTGGCCACATGCCTGGTTGGATATGAATAAGAATTCTGATTTTAATGACATGGGTCAAATAACGTACTTGTTGTACTCCAAACTTAGGAGTGCGAATGGTGCGACTGGATCTAATGTCACTATCACCTGTTATGCTTGGGCCACTGATGTTGAACTTGCTGGTTTAACGTCTGGTATGGTGTTGCAAAATGATGAATATGACAGCGCTGGTCCTATTAGTGGTCCTGCTACTGCTATTGCTAATGTTGCAGCGAAACTCACGGACACTCCTGTCATAGGCAGTTTAGCGCGTGCCACTGAAATCGGTGCTCGTGCTGTTGGGGGTATTGCTTCCTTATTTGGTTTTAGCAATCCCCCAGTTATTAATGATGTGATGCCGTATCAACCAAAGGCTTTTCATTCTTTCTCTTCTGTCGAGACGAGCATGCCCATGGATAAGCTTACTCTTGATCCAAAGAATGAGATTACTGTTGATAAGACTGTTACGGGTGCTCCTCCTGAAGATCAATTGGTTATTTCGCATTTTTGTGCTAGAGAATCATTTATTACGGGTGCACTCTGGACCGAAGCTCAAGGACCAGGAGTTCAGCTCATGCGTTTCCCAGTCACACCACGTAATTATGGCTCGAATGCTGGTGTTAGTCAAACTTTTATTAATAATACACCTGCTTCACATTGTGCTGCTATGTTTGCACAGTGGCGAGGTGGTATGGTGTATACACTTCGACTAGTTAAAACTCGTTATCACACTGGACGTATTCAGATTTCTTGGGATCCTCAAGAAGTTCCTTTAACCAATGCTGAGAGCACTACAATGACCCGTATTGTTGATTTACAGCTGGAGACAGAAGTTACTTTTACTATTCCATACAAAGCTCAGGATCCTTGGTTGAATACATCCAATACAGGAAGTAATTGGGCTATCACATCTGGTGGTTCTGTGACCACTGATAAGAAAGCTTTCAATGGTTATGTGCGAATTACAGTTTTGAATGAACTTACTGGTCCTGCTACTTCACAGGAAATTGACATTCTACTATTCGCCCATACTGCCGATGATTTTCAATTGGCACAACCTAATGAGACACCTTTGTGGTCTTTTCTTCAGGTTCAATCAGGCGAAGAAGAACAACTTGTTGATGTCGGGGATATGCACATTCCCGTAGATACTAATGTCATTACTGTTGGTGAAACCGTCCCATCATTGCGGACTATTTTGCACAGAACTTCTTTTTACCATAGAACGCTTTTGGGTAATCCTTTGGTTTCTGCTGGTCCTAATGTTTTTGAGACCAGGAAACTGTTTAACCTTGTAACGTATATTCCGCGATTTCCAGTGGATTATGGGTATAGTACCCAAGGCGTTAATTATGCTGTTGGTATCTTGGTTGCTACTAAGAACCAATTTCAATATTCCCCTACTCACCCTCTAAATTGGATTACCAATTGTTTTGCGGGTTATCGTGGTTCTATTGTACATCAGTATAATGTTATTGCTAATGGCCAGCCGTTGCCTGATCAAATTGTTGCCGAGAGAGACCCCCGTACCCATATTTTAGGGGTTGCTCCAGCGCAAGCAATTAATCGATTTTCGACTGGTGCTACATTGACTGAACCAT